CTCGGCACTTTATCGAAAGTATAAAATCGGTTTGTTTTACTGCATTAATGGACGTTACGAGCTTCGGCTTTACTAATGCAGAGGTAATTGAACGGGTGGTTATACCAGAATAACAATCCCAGAGTGAGGAAACCACGCTTTCGTTAACCCTTTGGGACAACGACAAGTAGCAAACCCATTCCTTCGGGAATGAATTCGGGCAAGGGAAGGGTGATGCTTCCCAACGCAGACTGCGAGAGCGAGGTGTCTTTGGACATCGGGGGCAGTAGGCAACTGATACATAATGACGAACTGCAGACTTGGAACAGTATAAAAGCTAAGCATTGAGAAGAACGGCAGTCGCTCTGTCAACTACTGAATAGTAGATATCTCACAGTAAAGAAGTAATGCGAAATGAGCAGTATACCATAGACGCAAGTCGTAGATTGAAGTTCGTAATATCCATTACCTCTCGTTACACAGTGGACAGGTTCGTGAGTAATTCCAACACGACCACTTTAAACAACAAAAACTTTGGATGGGATGCTTCGGTGTCCCATTTTTTTATCCCCAGATGATTCACATCAAAATTTCTTACCATAACTTAAAAAACTTCTTGACAATTTTCGTTAACTCGTGTATAATATATCTATACAAAAAAGGAGAATAATGACAAAATTAGAAGCACAGCAAATAGAACTAAACAAAATAGTAGACCAAGACTTTGGAAAAGTAGCCGTCATATTAGAAGGACGGGATACTGCAGGAAAAACAGGTACTATCCGTGAGTTAACACACTATCTGCCAACAAGTAAGTATTCTATCTCTTTGTCAGCAATGCCTTCTCAGTGGGATATGGCGAATTGGTTAGAGAGTTGGGAACTGAAGTTGCCAAGTAACAATCAAATTGTATTCTTTGACAGAAGCTGGTACAGTAGAGCAATGGTACAGAAACTAAATGGTTGGTGTACAGACCTACAGTACGAGGACTTCATGGCACAAGTAATGCAGTGGGAAAACGACCAAGATGTGACCTTTATCAAGTGTTGGTTAAGCATCAGCGAAGAAGAACAAACAGCAAGGATTGGAAACAGACAAGTGTCTCCTCTCACTAAGTGGAAGTTCTCACCGAATGATGCAGTTGCTTTATCGAAGTATGACCAAATGACACTACTAAAAGAAAGAGTACACACTACATGCGGCGAATGGCACAACATTGATTACAATGTAAAAGCAGAAGGCAGACTTTCCTTAATTACTAAGATAGTAAATACTTTAAAATAGTTCTTGACAAATAGAATAAAGCGAGTATAATATACTTATAAACAAAAAAGGGAACTACATTTTCCTGATAAAGAATGTAGAGGTCGTGACTGAAAGCGTGTTGGAAGATGAAAAGACTTCCTCTAATTTAACAATATAACAGGAGAGCAATATGCCAGCAAAATTTAAACCAAGTGCAAGAAAATACGTTAGAGGCGTACCAGCAAACAAATTACCAATGGAACACTTCTACCTAAAGCAAACACCAAAAGGAGAACTCTTTGAGTACATCAACTCTAAAGGTTCAAACATGAAACCTAAAGTGAGACAGAAGTGCCTAAACGAACTAATTCGTAGAGGAATCACAATCGAATGGGTGGAGGTGCAGTCATGAAATGGAGTGGAACACAACACAAGAGTCATGTAAAGAAAACAACACAGGGCGACTCTCATAGAAATATGTCCCTCAACAAGAACAAAAGCAAGAAGCGTTCGTTCAAAAAGTACAGAGGACAAGGAAGATAGTGGGGAAACTAATTAAATTCCCAAGTAGGAAAACTATCCAAAACAAAGATATAGTAGAAAATCTACATATCGAAATAGGAAACTGCGAGCAATTGCTAAAAGAAGCGTTGGAACACTTAGAGTACCTAAACGAAGAAATAGCAATGCTCACAGAAGAACACACACAGTTACTAAACGAATTAATACAAATAACAGAAAAGGAAGAACAATGAGAAATTATAGACATTTTGCCGTAGGAATGAGTGCAAACGGCAGTACAATAAAAAGAATCTTCAAACCAAAAGACCTAAGTGCATATGTAGAACAATGGCACGGCAATCCAAGGTATGAAAACCCACGCTACTACAACATAGAGTTGGCAGATGGTAGAGTGATTAAAGACACAGACTTAGTAGTAGAACTACCAATGTCAGAGGTGCTACACTAATGAGTAAGATTAACGATTACGCAAAATTTGTAGACAGTTGCACATCAGAAACAAGTAAAGATACGACTAAAATGTGCGATAGATTAGACAAACTAATGGGCGAACATACTGTATTTCAAGGAAAGATAGTAGACTGCGAAATAGATATGGCAAGATTGATGACTGCATTGATCGGCATGATGGCAGAGTCTGGGGAGTTTGCAGAAGTAGTGAAAAAGAAAGTGTTTCAGAACAATACACAGTTCACAAACGACGAAATTTTTCACATGAAAAGAGAATTAGGTGACGTACTTTGGTACTGGGTTCAAGGCTGTATAGCATTAGGATTCACACCTGATGAAGTAATGGACGAGAATATTAAAAAATTAGAAAGTAGATATCCGAACGGTTTTGAAGTGATACGCTCTGAAGTAAGAGCAGAGGGAGATATCTAATGGAAATAATTGAGAGAATATTAGCAGTAATAGGATTATTTACAACAGTAGGATTTCTAATAAGTGCCTACTTTATAAGGGAGAATTTAAAATAATGGCAAATCATGTATATTTTACAATTGAAATAACAGGTATTGAAGACGACCAGTTCAATGAAAACATAAAAAAGGTCAAAGGCAAGAGAGTGGACTACGATGGCAATCCATATGAGTATGATGACTATGATTACATAGAAAACCAACCATTTATGAGCAATACTACTAAATCTTTTGACGAAAGTGGAGATTTAGAGAACGCATATGATTGGTATTGTAATGAAGTCGGAGCTAAGTGGTGTAATGTTGATGAAATGCAAGACTGTATGATTAATGGTTACAGTGCATGGAGACAACCACACGAGTTAGTAATAAATCTAATTGAATACTTTGCACGTAAGTACGATACTGAAGTAAGTGCAACTATGACTTATGAAGATGAGTTTAGAAACTTCATGGGTAAGCAGTATTATGGTTCTGATAAAGAGCAAGATGAAAGCATTAATAGCTGGTACGCTTGGGAAGGAGACTACTACGAGACTGATGGAGATTTATTAGTACAGGAATTTAACGAAAGATTCCCTGACATAGATACAACTGCAGAAGACTTTGATTGGTATGACGAAGTAAAGACTGGTGGAGATGTTATCTACCCTAACGAAGTGTTGGACGAGATAGCAGACAACTTCTGGAGTAAATGCTAATGACAGAACATACAGACATAGTAGAAAAACGAAGACTTTACTTAGCAGCAGAGGACTGGGGTAATAAAATATCCCAGCACTATTGCACTAAAGGAGGTATGGGCGACATAGGGTTTGGTATGGGTTACTTTGTATATTATAACAATGGAGCAGTACACAAACTATCTAAGAATAGAATTTCAATAGTACAAAACCAAGCATCTATAGAAGAAGTTATAGATAACTACACAAGGAGTGGACAATGTTAACATTAAGTGAAGGATTAAAGATTGCTGTAGAGCATGATTACGAGAAAAACGAAGTATTAGGCATCATCAGGAAGGATAATATTAGTATTCTAATGACCAGATTCCTATTAGATAGAAAAGAAGTGCTAGAGATAGTAGATAACTTAACTAAAAGTGAGCAAGATGATTTAGGAGAAATAGTATGAGTGCAAACTATACACAAGAGCAAGTAACCCATATGGTAGAGGCATACACAGCAAACCCAGAAAGAGCAACAGTAGATATGTTAGCTGAAGATTTGAATAAGAGTGTAAAATCTATCATAGGTAAACTAAGTAGAGAGGGAGTCTATGAAAAGACTGTCTATAAAACAAAGACAGGTGAAGACCCTGTGACAAAAAAGGAGTTAGTAGTAGAACTATCGAATCTATTGGGACTGAAGTATGAAAGTCTGGCAGGATTAGAGAAGTCTCCGAAAGCAGATTTAAAAGTATTAGTAGAAAATCTAAGGGAGGAATATGATGATGAGATACGCTAAAGTACTACCAAACAACGAAAAACTAAGGGAGATTATTAACAAGTATGGACAATACTTTGAAGTAGTAAATGAACCAAGAGTTCTACCCCAGCTGAAGAATCAAATGGCGATCACTCTGAGAGACCCAGACTTCACATTCACAACAGAGGTTCGTAATATACGAATCGTTCAACCAGACTAAAACCTACAGCGGGTGCTCTACGGAGCATCCAAGCCTGCAACGGGTGTATAACGAGTCTAAGATAATTTTCAAAAACTTCACCTTATACCCATTTAATTTAAGACAGTCAAATAACCCTTTAAAAAATTTTGAGTTGGCAAAAGTTTGTCAAATATTTGATACAGCTTTAGTTAAGTTAAGGAATGATTGGAAAGACCCCGAATGGGGTTGTTAGGTTGTTTAGATATCATGGTTTCATCTTGGTTATGATGATTGACACATAATATCGTAGTCTCTCTCGTTAAATCATAAAAATCACAAGGTGTTCTCTTACGCTTATGCGACGAGAACAATTGAAATGTAATTTCATGATAAACGAGATTACGAGGGAATGATAATTGGTGAATTGTCATATCAACCTCATTAACTTTAATATAAATATTATATCACGATTTTAACAAAAATGCAACATTTGTTTTTCGTAGGGGTATGAATTTGTTTATTCATTTGCGTCCTCTTGATATAAAAATATTTTTTATCTTCTTTTCGTGGTAGTCTTTTTATTTAGTCGAACATTGTTTTTTATTACCAGAAAAAGACTCTCTTTTGAAACTGCTTTCATGAAAAATCTTTGAGTTGTATGCCTAAAGCGTATACCGTTGGTAGTCGTGTTGGTGGGAAGTTGTAAAGTGAAGTATGAAAACGAGTAGTGGTTCTAAATTAGTAAAAAATCTATCTTTTGAAGTTGGGTCGTTTTTCAGTGAATTTGCGAAACTCATTGGTGAGCTTCTGTTGTCGCTTGATGGCTTGTGCCTTTGCTTTCTTTCGCTTTTCGGTGGGTTTTTCGTAGTGTTGAAGTTCTCTTACTCTATCTTTGAATCCGTCATTCTCCATCTTGCGACGAAGAATACGAATTGCTTTTTCTGGTGACATTCCTTTACAGTTTACTTTCATTTTAGTCCTTGCGCTCTTGTGAGTCGAATCAGGTCATTCGCAATATTACATTGATTGTCAACCGTTGCACGTACGAATTTATTAACCCATGCCATGTCGAATACAAAGTCCTGATTTTCTGTGTTCAGTCCTTGCTTATTGCACTCCAATACTATTGCTTTCATTATGTTCTCTGATATTTCCTCTGATTTTCTCATTCTCGGGAAATCAATTACTTTGTCCATCGTTTCTCCTCTGAAATGTCCACCCTCTTTTACGAAGGTAATTAACTTGTGATGTTATTGCTCCTTGCGATCTTGCCATCTTTATAGAAAGTTCAGCAAGTGGAATTGTGTTGTACAAATCCTTTAGCTTCTGTTTCTCTTTCGTTGTCCAAGTTCCTCGTCTCAATAACATATTAGTATTATATCAAAATTTTAAGCAAGTGTCAAGTACTATTTTTAAGTTGCTTGAAAAATAGTACTTGACTTATGGTTAGAAATCCGTTATAATATGTACAGGAGAAAAAATTATGACAGAAATAGATATAATGTACTTAGTGGTACTATTAGCGAGTATAAATATTAGCTATATGGTAGGTAAGAAAATAGGAATTGAAAACACAATTAATTACTTAGAGCAGGAGGGTATATTGGAGTTTGATGAAGAAGTATAAAGTCAAACATAACAAAAAATAATTCTTGACTTCTGGTTGTACTTTTGGTATAATATGTATGAAGTAGGCAGAATAGGTCTGCTTACGTTTAGGGTCGATACCGAAAGGGTCGGCATAGTATTAACGAAAGTGATATTAGGAGAATTAAAAATGACGATTGATATTAGTAAATTTTGGCTTGGCATGAACAATGAGTGGTTGTTACACAACACTGATACATCATATCCAAGATATAACATAGTCGAAAACGCCGAGAATGGCAACTATCGAATAGAGGTAGCAATTCCTGGCTGGAGCAAGAAAGAACTGGAGTTAGTTCAAGAAGAAAACGAACTACTCATCAAGGGGAAAAAAGAAAGAAAACTTGGGAGTGAAGAAAGATTCATTCACCAAGGACTCAGTCTTAAATCTTTCGAGAGAAAGTTTATTTTAAATGCGGATTTAAAAGTAGACAGTGTCGAACTAACGGACGGCTTACTAACAATCGCTTTGTCTAGGACTCCGAACTCAACTAGGAAGGTATTAGATATTAACTAACATCTTCTATTAGGAGATAAATATGAGATATGTTCTCAAATTAAGACAAAGCATAGTAAAACATAATAGGTTAGATTATTTTGGTAGAGCAGCAGAAATGTCAGCTTTAGTAGGAATAATGTTAGCTTGCATATTTGCAATGATGCCTATTATATAAGTATGCTATCAAGCTGAAGGAGTTATTATGGTAATAGTAAGTTCAGAAGCTTTGGATGTAATTAAAATGCGAATCGCCTCACACAAAGTGTGGGGTGTTCGTATCTTAACTAAACCTGCTGGTTGTAATGGCTGGACATGGGAACTTAATTATGAAGACAATCCTAGCTTTGGAGGAGACTCAATATACTACGATTGTATAGCAGTTGACCCTCAGACCTTAACAATGGTCGAAAGAATAGAAATAGATATGGAAGTACGAGGACTACAAGAACAGTTTGTATTCAATACTCCATTACAAAAAGCTCAATGCGGGTGTGGAGAAAGTTTTACACTATGAGATGCATTTTTAACAAGAGGAAATATATGAAGATATCAATAGAGGGCTTAGCCCTAATCAAAAAGTTCGAGGGACTTGAACTGGAAGCATACAGATGTGCTGCTGGTGTTCTAACAATTGGCTACGGTCATACGAAAGGAGTCACAGAAGGACAAAAAATAACAAAGGCAGAAGCAGATGAACTACTTGTACACGAGTTAGTCGAGTACGAAAAAGCTGTAAATGATGCCGTCACAATTTCAATAGATCAGTGCATGTTCGATGCATTGGTATCATGGACATACAATCTCGGTCCAAGCAATCTAAACGCAAGTACAATGCTGAAGGTTCTCAATGGTGGGGACTATGACGGAGTACCTGCACAAATTAAGAGATGGAACAAAGCAGGTGGTAAAGTACTTGACGGACTAATCCGTAGAAGAACTGCAGAAGCATTACTCTTTGAAGGACAAGACTGGAGTGAAATTTAAGTTTTCCGAAGAACTATTACTACAAGCTGCAGCACATGCACAGGAAAGAGGAATGACTCTTGATGAGTATATACAAGAAGCAGCAGAGTTAGCACAAAAACATGAATATGAACAAAATAACAAACAATCTGAAGAAGATTTGGACTAAGATACAACAATTTTGGTTCTGGTTTAAAAGCCTCTTTATTACTTATTATAGTCTCAAAGTGAGCTATAATGCTACGTGGGGAGATTCAGATGACCAAGAGTTTATAGTCAAGAAGTTCATTAAAAAGCAACCAAAGTTTATTTCTTTCATCACAGAAGAAGGTGAGTTAGTAGAAATTAGTGGTGCAGATGGACTCAATTATAGGATTCAACAATTATGAACCAACTTTATATAGGCGTTATATTAGTACTCGGATTCGGTAGTTATACACTCTACCAACAGAACCAAGTGCTACAAGCAAACAACGCAGCTCTGGAAGGAGCAGTTGCTACTCAAGAAGCAGCAATTAAAAATATGCAGAACGATTTTGCTCTGCAAACAAAACAGCTTGGAGAACTTCAACAGAAGTCACAAGCAACACAGTTAGAGATGAATAGATACTTAGACATCTTTAAACGACACAACTTAACAAAACTAGCAGCAGCAAAACCTGGTTTGCTAGAACCAAGAATAAATAAAGGAACGAAAAATGTATTTGATTCAATCGAAGAAGTTAGCCGCACCATTGATAGCCTTGATGATGGCGTCGAGTTGCAGTCTACTTCCAACTAAGCAGATAGAAGTAACAGCAAAACCAATGGACAGACTGATTACTCAGCCTGTATTACCACGTGAGATAGACCTCAAAGACCCTATGTGGTATGTAGTAAGTGATAAAAACATTGAAGAGTTTCACGAAAGATTAACAAAAGAGCATGGACAGATAGTATTCGTAGCTATGTCTATACCAGACTATGAATTAATGTCATACAACATGCAAGAACTAAAACGATATATTATAGAACTCAAGGAAGTCGTAGTATATTATGAAAAAGTAACAGACCCCGAAGCATTGAACAATGTGGAATAGTATTAAACAATTTTTTATAGACTGGAGCTACTTTAGAGTAATGAATAAAGGAGCAAAGTTTTTTGATAAGAATCCAGTAGTACAAGGACGATTTGAAGAAGTCGAAGACTGGCTGGAGCATATAGAGGATAGATTAGCAGCAGTGGAAGAAAATAGTCACCCATGTAAAGAACTGCATGAGTTTGATGCTTATCCTGACATTATCGAAAGACTTACATCAGTAGAGCAACACATAGATAAGTGAAAGAATTTCTATGGATGCTGAAACCAATAAGTAGAGAAATGGTATTAATACGAGAAAAAGGAATTCTCATAGATGCGTATAGAGCAGGGGTAAAAAATGTTTACAGAATTAAGAGAACTATTAAAGCGTGATGTAGTAGATATTACATTCGTTTCACAAAACTCTCACAAGGAGTACACAATTCCTTGTACGTTGATGGAGTCCCTCACTGGAGGTAGAGTCAATCAACAAATCAATGACACCATAGTGTGTTATCGAATGGATGAGGATAGATGGGAAGACATTAGATTAAATTCTATAGTTTCTTATCAAGGAAGTCCCTAATTTTAGGGCAAGGCTCTTTACAGAGCGGAGAATATTATGTTAATGGATTTAGTAGGTTTAGTTACTCTAATAGTAACAATTGCTAGTTTAATCGCGGCGTCAACACCGACACCTAAGGATGATGTATGGATGGGCAAATTCTACAAATTTGTAGATATGTTAGCATTGAACATTGGAAAGGCTAAGGATAAAGGCAATGTCTGATGAAAGATTCAGTGGCGATATGTCACGCAACGAAGTAGAGTTAGACCTTAATAAGTTTATGGCAATGGTCACTGAAATAGGTGAACTAAAAGCTAAAATTATGGAGTTAGAAAACGATAAAGAACCAGAAAACCCTTGGCAGAGATGGATATGGCTATCAGGAATGATAGACGCTTGGAGAATTTTCCCAAGAATGTTCCTCACTGTGTACATTGTATTACTTTATAAGTGTACAATATGGTTTATGGAACTTCCAGCACCAACATTCGAGCAGTCTGGTTTAATCAGTATTGTGGTCGGAGCGGGTGCGGCATGGTTCGGCTTGTATGCTGGAACGGCAAAAGATAAGATAAACTCTAAGTAACGAAAAAATAGTTCTTGACAATTGCTCATATATTTAGTATAATATACTTATGAAAAAATTCAAAGAACTTAAAAAAATAGTAAAATACTGTACTCATTGTGGTGGTCGCAAGAACACTCGTGAGTGCAGTGGTTACAAGTGTTGGATTAAATGAATTTATTTTATTTAGATGAAGACATGGATAAGTCTGCCGAGTATCATGTTGACAAGCATATTGTCAAGATGCCGCTCGAGGCAGCACAAATATTATGCACTACTATATGGATAGACGATTTATTGGGGTTCGTTCCTCGAGCTCTTAACGCAGAGGAAAGAGAAGTGATGAACAAGGCAAAAGCCGAGATTAAGCATTTACCTCTTGAGGAACGACCCTACCCCTACCTACCGATGATGTACAATCATCCTTGCACTATCTGGGCAAGAGAGTCTTTGGAAAACCATGAGTGGGTTCATTGTTATGCTAACGCATTGAATGATGAGTACCACTACCGATATGGAAAACTACACAAATCAATCGAGCAAGTAGTAAACAAACTACCTGATCCGAAGAATTTACCTAAAGCAGGTTTTACAACCTTTGGCTTAGCTATGCCTGATGATTTGAAAGACTATGATAACCCTATACAGAGTTATCGTGATTATTACCACTTAGACAAAGCAACATTTGCAAGTTGGAAATACCGTGATAAACCTCACTGGTGGAATGAAGACTATGCAGATTATGAGAAAAGGATTACAAGATGATTATAATTTATGGAAAAGAGAGTTGCCCTTACTGTGATATGGCTAAAGATTTAGCTACACGAAAAGGACACAAAGTAGAATACAAGCAATTAGGAGTAGACTATGAGTTCAGTGAACTTAAAGAAAAATTCCCAAAAGCAAGAACTTTTCCGCAGATTATAATGGACGGAATCAGTATAGGTGGGTATACAGACTTGGAGAATTTAATTGACTAAGTATAAATTCAACGAGGATGAGGTATTACAAATACTTCGCAACCATATATTAGGAACTTACGACGCTCACTACAGTATGAATAAAATTCAGTCAACTGAGTTTATATTTGATGCTGGGCATGGCGAAGGGTTCTGTATTGGTAACATAATAAAATATGCACAGAGATACGGCAAGAAAGAAGGTCGCAACAAAGAAGATTTGTTGAAGATACTTCATTATGCCGTAATCTTGCTAGGACATGAGATGCCATCCACTAATTACACGGAGATACACAATAATGGCAATAAAGACTAGAAAGCATGAGAATTTAACAGAAACAAACATACAACATGTTATGGAGTTATTGAACGGAGATAGTCCAATAACAAAGAAAGAAGCATGTAGTATATTAAATATAAGTTATAATACTACGAGGCTCAATAAAATAATTGAAGACCACTTAGAAACAGTAGCTTATAGAGAAAGACGCAAAGCCCAAAACAAAGGCAAAGGCGCAACAGAGATGGAAATTAAACAAGTAGTAAACTTCTACTTGGATGGAGCAAATGTATCAGATATAGCTAAAAGTTTATATCGTTCACCTGCATTTATCAAAGCAGTAGTAGAAAGATTGGGTATTCCACAGAAATTACCTCAAACAGACTACGAAGGGAGAAGAAACGCAATGCTACCAGAACAATGTGTAGCAGATGAGTTTGAAGTTGGAGAAAAGATATGGGCAGTTCGACAGAACTATCCAGCACTTGTTGAAAAGGAGTTAAGCCCTGAAGGAGCAGAAGAAAGAGGTTATAAATTATATTTATGCCACACTATAGAATGTAGTCAAGAAGACCTCAAAGGTACTTATTTTCCACATCTATCTTTTGCAGGTAAGCAATATCCTTTAGCTACCTATGATATGGGTAAGCTACAACACTTGCAAAAGTATCTATAAACACAAGGAGAAAAAATGGAGATATGGCAGATTATTACTGCAGTATACTTATCGGGTACGCTCGCTGCAATGTATTCTATCTGGTGGCCATCTTATAAATTAATAAGAGCAATAGCACCTTATAATATAGTAGCACAAAAACCAGTACTTTCATTCATAATAGTATTTTTTATATTTTTATTATTTTTCCCTGTACTTATAATAACATTTATAGTGCCTTCTAAATTAGAAAGGTTTATACAAGGATTTGTTAGTGGAGTCATTAACATAAAATAAGGAAACAAAATGTACGAAGAATTAGTAAAACACTTAGAAGGGCAGATGGCCTACCATAGAGCTAACTGTAGAGTTTATTTAAGAAATCCAGTAGGTATTGGGGAACACCCAGACGTTATGGAGTCAATAAAATCAGAGCTATCTAAACTTGCAGAAGCAGAAGATATGTTAAATGCGCTACAAAAACATTTAAAGTAGAGAAAATTATGAGTTTAGACCAGTTTTATACCAAACCTGAAGTTGCAAAGCTATGTTGCGACCTAATAGATTTTTCAGAGTATGAAAAAATATTAGAACCTTCTGCAGGTACAGGAGTTTTTCTTGATTTATTGCCCTCTGAAAAACGAGTAGGCATTGATTTAGAACCTAAACATAATGAAATAGTTGAACAAGAT